ACCGAAGGCCCTGTGGCTGCCAACGAAGGCGCTACCGCTGGTGCAATCTCTGCCGCGTACAACCTCGGCACCGACACTGCCCCCGTGGACCAGTCCACTCCTGAGAACGTGCTCAAGGCCATCCTGCGCATGTCTACCGTGCTGGACGAGCAGAACGTGCCCGAAGACGGCCGCTTCTTGGTCATCAGCCCCTACGACCGCCACCTGCTGATGCAATCCAGCATCGCTCAGGCGTACTTCACTGGCGATCAGTCCAGCACCATCCGCACCGGCAAGATCGGCATGCTGGACCGCTTCTCGGTCTACGTGTCCAACCTGCTGCCCCGCGGCGGCGCTGGCAAGGCTCTGGTGTCCGGTCTGACTGCTACCTCCGCTGGTGGCACTCTGGCTGATGCCAAGGCCCGTCGCCTGATGGTCGCTGGTACCAAGGCTGCCACCTCGTTCGCCATGACCGTGAACAAGACTGAGCCTCTGCGTAACCAGTCTGACTTCGGCGACATCGTCCGTGGTCTGGCTGTGTACGGCCGCAAGGTTGTCAAGCCTGAAGCTCTGGTCGTCGCTCAAGTTGGCTCTGCCTCCTGATCGGTGATACAGTAAAGGGGCCCTTCGGGGCCCCTTTTCATTTCTGGAGATACCATGAACGCACTCGAACTCGCCAAGCGCCTTGGCGCTTCCATCCTCGGCAACAAACTGCGCCACCCCCAGACCGGTGTAGTGCTCGCCCGCTTTGAAGGCGCCGAGTTGGTCCTGACCGCTGAAGGCGAAGAAGTAGCCGCCAGCTTGCCTGCTGTAAAAACTCCTCGCGCTGCGAAGGCTGCTGCGGTAGAATCAGCACCTGTAGCGCCCGCCGAAGCCCCCGCTGAGGCACCTAGCGCCCCAGAAACCGCTCCCGAGTGAGGTAGATCGTGGCCACCGAAAAGGTTGTGACTGTAATTTCAAAGGTGCAGACGCTCCTGCAGGACGCGACCTCTGTTCGGTGGTCTCTGCTCGAACTGCAGGGCTGGCTCAACGACGCGTACCGCGAAGCGGTAAACCTGCGCCCTGACTGCAACACGCTCGTCGGCACGTTCACGTGCGCCGCCGGCCCCCGCCAATCCATCACTGCTCAGTTTGCTACAGCACTGCGCCTTGTTGACGTAACACGCAACTTGGCCGCTACGTCTGACAAACGCGCCGTGCAACTCATCGACCGCCGCAGTCTGGACACCCAGATTCGCACGTGGTACTCCGCCACGCAGTCAGCGACAATCGAGCACTACATGTACGACCCGCGAGTGCCCAAGGACTTCATGGTGTACCCGCCGGCCACAACCGCCGCGCAGCTGGAGGTGGTCTACTCCGCCGTGCCTACGGCGCACACGCTGACAGCGGAAGAGCTGGGCAACACGGCTACCGCTGAGGTGATCCGCATCGACGACAGCTACGCCAACGCACTCGTGGACTACATCATGTACCGCGCGTATAGCAAGAACACCGAATCGACCACCAACGCAGCCAAGGCCGGCGCGTACTTCCAAGCGTTCCAGAACGCTCTGGGCGTCAAGGGTCAGACTGAGGCTGCCTCGCAGCCGGGAGTTGCATGATGGCCAAGCTGTGGAATGACTTCCTGCCGCTGATCACGCCGCACGTACCATCGTGCCCAGACACTGTGATCAAGACGTACCTGCCAATCGCGGCCGCCGACTTTTTCGCCCGCACGTACCTGTGGCGCGACGACATCGACGCCATCTATCTGGCGACAAACCAGATTGAGTACGACCTCGACGCTGAGGCTGAGGTTGAAGACGTGTTGGCGGTGGTGTACAAAGGACAGATTCTTGAGCGCACCGACCTGCGCCTGATCCCCCATGCGCGCATGGGCGAGACGGGCGACCCTGTAGCCTACTGGGTGCAGGCTGACAAAACAATCCGCGTGTTCCCGACGCCTGACGAGCGCGGCAAGATGTCCGTCACAGCCATACTCAAGCCTTCGCGGGTAGGCACGGGCGTTGAAGACTGGATTTACGAGACGTGGGCGGACACGCTGGTCAGCGGCGCCGTTGCGCGCCTCGCATCCATCCCCGGCAAGACATGGACTGACACTGGCTTGGCCGGACTGCACAAGAGCTTGTTCGAGAAGGCGATCATCGACGCTCGCATTCGTGACTTCCGTGGTGTGCGCTTGAGTGTCAAGCAGCGCCCCGCAGCATAAGGAGCCGCCATGGCTGAGAAAATTAAGCTGGTGCAGGGCGATACAAAGCCCGCCATTGTGTGCCACCTGACCGACGACACGACCGGACTGCCACTTGGTATTACCGGGGCTACTGTTCGGCTCAAGTTCCGTGCGGCTGGCGCTACGGCCCTGACCGCCACTGTGACTGGCACTGTGACTGATGGCGCCAACGGCGATGTCGTGTTCTACCCAGCCTCCGCCCCTGAGATGCTACAAGGCGATCCGGGGGACTACGAAGGTGAGATCGAGATCACCTTCGCCGACACCACTGTGCAGACCGTCTACGACCTGCTCAAGTTCAAGCTCCGCGAGGACTTCTGATGGCTATCACGGTCGTCGGCAGCCAGACTATCGCCGGGCTCTCGTACGTAAAAATACGAGCTGGTGTAGCTGTTGTCGACCCCGTGACAAGTGTCACGTACATAGCCCCCGTAGCGGGGGTTTCGTACATTGATTTGGTTGCGTCGGCCCAGATCGACACGTCTGGGCGGTACCAGTTCGTACAAGACCGGGCTGTTATGTCCGATGGCACCAGTTACTCGATGGCTAAGGCTGTCACAGACTCTGCGACCGCGCAGGACGCTGCCCGCTACGAGTTCGAGAAAGCCGTAACGGGCATCGTGTCGCTGGGGGACGCGGTTACTAGGCTGTTGATTTTTATCCGCGCGTACGCAGACACAGCAACCACGGCGGACGCAGTCGCCCTGCTGGCTGCCAAGCTGCTGCAGGACTCCTCGATTGTGTACGATGCGCAGGCCAAGCAATTCACAAAAGCGCGGTCGGATACGTTCGCATTGACCGATGCAACCGCCAAGCAGGTAGCGAAGGCGGCCTCAGACAGCGCAGGGCTGGCGGATATTACGCGGTACAGCTTCGGCAAGGGCGCAGCGGACACGGTTTCGGCTTCCGAGGGCGTGTTGTTTGCGTTTGCAAAGCTGCTGGCGGACACAGTCGGGCCCCAAGACGCAGCCTACCGCGTAGTGGCGAAGCTGCTCACTGACGGTGTCGGTATGAACGACGCGTTCGACACAGGCGACGGCGCCGTGTTTTCCTTTTCAAAGGGCGTTTCTAATGTCACAATCATGGGTGACGCAACGTCCAAACATCCCGTCAAGGCGGCGATGGACAATGCAACAACAGCCGATTCGGGCGTCCTGACCATACAGGACTATTGCGACATCGACTATTTCCTCGACGATTACGTCGGCGAGTCCAGAGTTTTTTAAGGAGCATCAAATGCTGAAGGACAACCTCAAGGTCACTGGTGATGTGCTTATCACGCTGTTCAACACGGACGGTAGCGTTAAGGACTCTCGTGAGATCAAAAACTTGGTGGTCACCACCGGCAAAGAGTTCATCGCAGCTCGCATGGTCGGCACCCCCACTGAGATGAGCCACATGGCCATCGGCGCGTCTAGCACCGCCGCAGCCAACGGCGACACCGCGCTGGGCTCCGAGCTGGGCCGCGTAGCGCTTGCCTCTGACACCGTGGCTGGCGCCGTTGTGACGTACACCGCTACGTTCCCGGCTGGTACCGGCACGGGCGCGGTCGTCGAAGCAGGTATCCTGAACGCCGGCTCCGGCGGTACAATGCTGTGCCGCACCGTGTTCTCGGTCGTCAACAAGGGTGCTGACGACGCCATGTCCATCACGTGGACCATCACGGTGAGCTGATCCAGAGGTGAAATAGATGGCTGATTTGACTCTCCGCCTTGTCAAGGGTTCCCCGCTCACCAAAGCGGAGGTCGATGCCAACTTTTCAAACCTCAATGAGGCGATTGTTGTCACCGGTGAGCCCATGGGGCACGCCGACCGTACGCAGTCGACCTTATCGTTTACCGCCGCAACACGCACTGTCTCGATCGCTCCAGTGAGCGGCTCGTTCACTGTGTGGGTCAAGGGCACCAAGTTTGTCTTCACGACAGCGCAGACCGTAGTTATCCCAGACACAACTGGGCTGCACTACGTGTTCTTCAACGCGTCCGGTGTGCTCAGCACCCGACAGTCGTACTTTGACTGGCCCAACGAGGCGCCAACGGCGTACGTCGCGTGGAACTCAGCCACCGGCGCTGCGCCCTTCTTTGCGGATGAGCGCCACGGCGTTACGCTGGATTGGCAGACCCACGAGTATCTGCACCGCACACGCGGCGCGGCGCTCGCCAACGGCTTCAGCATCAGCAACTACACGATCTCAGGCTCCGGCGCTTCTGACGCGGATGCCCAGCTGGACCTGTCTGGCGGTACGTTCTTCGACGAAGACCTGCAGGTTGATGTCACGCCCAGCAACACCCCTACGGCCAACACATGGGAGCAGGACCTCACAGGCCCAGCGCAAATCCCGGTTATGTACCGCAGTGGTTCTGGGTGGGTGCGCGACAACCCGACAAACTTTGTCCTGAAAGCCGGCACGGCTACGCCGTGCTACAACACGGAGTCCGGCGGTGTCTGGGGGCTGACTGACGTTCCGAACAACAGCTACTCCAGCGTGTGTGTTCTGGCGACGAACAACCTGACGTATCCTGTGATTGCCATCATGGGGCAGCACGCGGACAGCAATCTGGCCGACATCGAGGACATCGACTGGGCTGACTTGAACCTTGATGGGTTCCCCGCGGTTGAGTTCCGCCCACTGTACAAGATTGTCTTCCAGTGCAGCACGAGTTACTCCAACACGATCAAAGCACGGTTCGTAAAAGTATTCGACAAGCGCAACATCGTTGCCTCGTCGCCGGCCGCCACCATTGGCAGCTCCCATGGTGGTTTGTCTGGACTCGGCGCGGATGACCACCTGCAGTATCTGCACATCACTGAAGTGCGCAGCCCCTCGGCTGCGGTCAAGAACAGCTTCCTTCCTGCACAGACCGGCAATAGCGGCAAGTTTCTGAGCACCGACGGCACGAACCCGTCATGGGCAACGATGACCGCGCCCAACAACGGCACTCTTACGCTGGCTGTGTCTGGTACCGGGCTGTCCGGCTCTGCGTCATTTACTGCCGATCAGGCTGGCAGCAGTACGTTTACTGTGACGTCCAACGCCACCAGCGCGAATACTGCGGGTACGGTTGTTGCCCGTGACGGTTCTGGCAACTTCGCGGCCAATGTCATCACCGCCACCAGTTTCTCCGGCAGCGCTTCCGGGCTTACGGGGCTCAAGACCGTCAACGGCAGCAGCATTCTCGGGGCGGGCAATATTCAGATCGACGGCGGCGTCACAAGCTTCAACACCCGCACCGGGGCAATAACGCTGTCTTCCTCAGACGTCACGACCGCACTGGGCTACACGCCATACAACAGCACAAACCCGAGCGGGTACACGACCAACCTCGGCACCGTCACAGCTGTTACAGCGGGCGCAGGCTTGGCTGGCGGCACCATAACCTCTAGCGGCACCCTGTCGCTGGGCACAAGCGGCGTCGCCGCGGGAACGTACACCAAGGTTACGGTCGACGTATACGGGCGCGCTACGAGCGGAGCGTCCTTGGCCTCCTCAGACGTCACGACCGCACTGGGCTTTACACCCTACAACAGCAGCAACCCGAACGGGTTTATCACGGCTGGCGACGCAATCAATCGTTCCTACCGCGGGATCATTGAAGACACCCGCGCCGGTCAGCGCAGCCCGAACGCGTATGACGATTTCCGCGTCAGCTACGAATTTACAGACCAAATTATTGGCGACTGGCACACCGCTATGACCATGCAAGGGTGGCATGACGGCTACGCCGCGTGGCAAATCATTGGCCCCGCGTCCACTGGCGCGCACGAGAACTGGTACCTACGCAGCGGCGTCAACACGTCGTGGAACCCGGCCAGAGCAATTCTGCACAGCGGCAACTACACCAGCTATTCCCCAATACCCGCCGGCACAGTCATGCTGTTTGCCCAGACCGCTGCGCCTACTGGTTGGACCAAGTCTACTGCGCATGACAACAAGGCGCTCCGCGTTGTTAGTGGCACCGCTGGAAGCGGCGGCTCTGTAGCGTTTACGACGGCGTTTGCTTCGCAAGCGGTTTCTGGGGCGATATCAAGCACTACCGCTTCGGGCAGCGTGAGCGTATCTGGTTCTGTGCACGGGACTACG